AAATCATCTTTCTCATTTAGCGTCACTTCAACCATATCTTCTATACGAATCATTATTTCCTCACTCCGCCTTTATCTGTTTTTGTTTTTATATAAGCGATTTGTTCATCAGATAAGATCCGGAGAGCCTCTTTGGCTTTGCTGTTAGAATACCCAAAATACTCTTTCACACAAGCAAGATTCTTATCTTCATCTGACTTCTGCCACGGTTGAAACTTCCGTTTCATAGGTCTGATAGTATTTAGAAGATAGTGATATTGTAGCTTTTTATCTAAAAAATTATGAATATTCATCTGATTGACATAAGGAACACAGTCAAGATGATAGGACAAAGCACGGTTTACGATAAATGGGTTATAGTCTTTTTCATCGTTTTCCTCTAAGAGAACATCTTTCTTAGTCTGAAGGATTGATGGAACAACTTCTTTAAATATGTCAGCCATTGAAGAACTCCGTCAAATTACTCGATATCGTATAATTTCTCAATTTGATTATACATTCTTGTCTAGTAGAGTCTGAACACTTATTAAATCCATAATTTTCAAATCTAGTTGCTATACATATATTTTCTGGAGTGTATCCTAAATTATTATCTATTCTATCTATGCTAGGTGCTAAAGGATAATGTTTTTTAAACACATCCATTGGATCAATAGGTATGTTCAACCACTTACTTAATCCTTTTTGTTTCTCAAAAATATTCATTATATCTTGTTCTGTTATTTCTATTTTTTTAACTGGACGATTACTTCCTCTTGCTTGATGCCAAGCATTAAAGTTTTGAGTTCCTATTACATTTTTTAGTAATTGATTCCAAGGATTTTTCAGTTTTTTTGTTCTAGTCATGAGAATTCACATTCAACCATCATTTCAGTTAGACATGCCATCAGATTAATTTCTTGATCTGCGACAAAGGCTGCTTGATATTGATACTTAGCCAAAACTAATACGGTGGGAGGTATAGAACTAGACTGCAAATAATCATACATGTTATCGTATAGTTTACGATAGATACGAGCAGGATCATTGTCTAGATTGTTTGTTACCCACTTACGAGCAGCAGCAAAGTCTTTCTCTTTGAGAGCAACAATAAGTTCTTTTGTTTGAATATCAGATACGGATGATAGAATACCTTTATCAATAGTTCCTGATGCAGAGTATCGTTGCAACTCATTTAGAATACGACGATTATCCGGAAAGTGTTTTGTGATAACTGCGGCAACAACTTCTTTATCGTAAGTGATATTTTCTTCACCTAGAATCCATTCAACCCGCTTCATGAATTGTGTAGCTAGTTTAGCTTTGCTACCATTCGTCTTGAAGTCAATAACGGCACAACGAGAATGAATCGGATCAATAATGCGATTCTTGTAGTTGCAGGTAAAGATAAAGGAGCAATTAGATGCAAATTCTTCAATCGCACCACGTAAGGCTGGTTGAGTTGAGTTTGGATTTAGATAGTCTGCTTCATCAATGATGATGACTTTTCTTCCACCAGTAAGACTGACTGATGAAGCATAGTTTTTAATTTTGTTTCTGAGAACATCGATACCCGATTCGTCAGAACCATTGATGATGATATAATCACAACCTACTTCGTCACACAAAGCTCTTGCAATTGTAGTCTTACCTACACCAGCTGAACCAGATAGAAGGAGATTTGGGATCTCCTTTCTATCAACATACTCTTGAAAAGTTTTCTTCAGACTTTCATGAAGAATACAATCTTCTACTTTACGAGGGCGATATTTCTCTACCCAAAGTATTTGGTCGTTCATTCACAATCTCCATAATAAAATTACAAAACAAATTATACGTTAGCAGTAAAAATTCTGTTTTGTCTATCATAAAATGATATCATATTATTCAATTCACCATTCAGTCTACCTACAACTTCATCATACGGTTCTGCAACAATAACGTTACTACCTTCCAAAACTATAATAGTTTCTCCTACATACTGTTGTTCTTCTACATCTTCACTTTGTTTTATGGTAAAAACAGAAATAACCTTATTTGGATTAATAGCTATCGGTTCTCCTGACAGGATTTCTGTAAAAGTTAAAAGCATTTTGCTATTCATAATTATCCTTTAGTCCAAGTTGATGAATCTTTCTCTGTTGCTATCCAATATTGTATGGAATCTTTTTTATTTTTAAAATGTGCGATACCTTTGGAAGAAATCGTTACATCATAACTTCCAGGAATCATTTTCAGATTCTCGGTTTTAAATACAGACATGAATTCCTTTTCTGTTTCACCAATGTCAACAGAGTTCACATTTGCAGCATCATTTTTTGCATCAAATGCAGTAATTTTCAATTTACCATTCTTTCCTTCAATAGCAACGTTTGGTGACTGAAGTACGTTTGCAGTTCTCGTAATCCAATCATAGTCAGATTCATTGAGTGTGAAAGAAATATCTTCAGATGGCATAACGACTGGCTTATCGGGTGGTGTTACAATCATACTTTTGTCTGAAAATCTGTACTTAATTGTGCTTCTACCACCAAGTGATTTGATTATAATGTGTTTATCATCAAATTCAATTTCTGGATTCTCTTTACCTAAGGAAAGAACTGAAAGGAAATTATTTAAATCATAAACAGCAAACTCTTGTGGCAAATCTTCTTGCAGAGTAGCTTGTGCTAAAACTGTTTTAGATGAAGATACTGTGGAGAGTGTTTTTCCTTTTTTGAATAAAATTCCAGCATTGATGCCAGAAAAGTTCTTCAAGATTGTCATTGTTTCATTTGAAAGTTTCATTTTGTTTCCTCATTATCAAGTTCAACAGAATACATTATATCATGTTCATACAGAAACATCAAGCAGCACATAGCATGTGCCAAGTGATGTATGCCAGACTCAGGATCAAGTTGTTCACCTTTTTTCCATGCCCAGATATGACGTTCCATTGCATCAAAGTATCTGCGTTTAGAATCAGGTACTTTTTTCCAATTATCTCGTTCATACTTCTGAGCACCAAAAGTAAGAACCTTTACGGTTTCTTCTAAAGCTAAAGGTGGAAGTAAACCAAACTCCAGTTTACCTCCATCAAACTTACGACCTTCTCCCATTACATTTCTCCAACAAAGTTTGCAATTGCTGGCATATCACCATGGAAGTGATAAGTTCCAATGTGAGATGTTTTCATCCATGGACATAGATAGATTTTGCCGCCGATGTTTCTCCACCATTGACAGAACATGTAATCTTCAGACAAGTAACGATGTGATGCCTCTTTTTCTTTATCTAGAAGTTTTTTTGCTTCTGATTCTACATCTTCTCCTTTTGCTGCTCTCTGTAGTAATTGATGAGCATCTTCAAATGTATACCCCTTATCAATTACAGTATCAAAGTATGCATGAATCATTCGTGAACCGTCAAAGTGTGCTTGACCCACATGATCTGGTTTGTAATTAAGATGTGGATACGCATCTGCAAATTTTGCAAACACTTCACGTTTCACCATCATGAAGCCAGTACCAATTTCCATAACTTCAAGTGGTTCTGTAACACTAAACTGTGCTGTTCCTTTGACAGGATTAAAAACAAAATCACCAGCAAGTTTTTCTAATTGCTGTGGTTCCATTTCTGGATGTTTTTGCATTCCAGTCCTAATGTTTTTCCATTTGATAGCTTTTTTTGGATATGGACCACCAATAACATCTTTATCCAAAGCTAATAATGCAATAACATCTCTAGGGTCAAAATTAATATCTGAGTCTAGAAATAGTAGATGTGTGCAATCTGAACGACTTAGAAATTCATCAACAAGATAGTTTCTTGCTCTTGTAATCAAAGATTCATTAAATAGAAATGAAAACTTAGTAGCAACACCATATTGCATACACATGCCTTGCAAATCTAGACATGCTTTCATATACATTCCATGATTCATACCACCATACATAGGTGTGGCAATGAATATGCTTTTCTTTCTTAGTTCTTCTGTTTTAATTGAAATTTCCATTTTATCCTCATGGGTGTAAAAAAAGGAGACCTACTTTTGGTAGTCTCCTTCTTTCTTTATAGGGGATTAGTTAGCAAAGCTAAATCCACCTTTGAGTGCTGCTTGAACGAGTTTACGAGTAGGTGTACCCATTTTGTAGTACTTGACTTTGCTGCCATCGTCAAGTGTTTTTGTGTTGGTATAGATGCAATAACCTTCCTTGCGTAGTTCTTCAATACGCTGAGAAACATTTTGCACACCAAAGCGGCGTTGTGCTTGTGCTACTGTGAAAGTATTGTAGCCTTCAGTTTGCTTGAGAGCGTTCAACATACGTTGTTTGGCTGATAGCTTTTGTGCCATATCATGATCTCCTAATAAAAAATAACAAAGTTAAAAAAAGCCTTGCGTGATCAGCAAGTTTTCACATCATATCATTATGTAGTGTGTGTGTCAAGAATTTTAGTGGTAAACTTAAGGTTTATAGAAAACGAATACCGGTTCGTATTTTAACCACATACCATTTACTTTGCAGAAGTTCTTTGCTTTTGGTAAACCAGTCTCGGTATCAACTCTATTGCCGCCTGGCATTTGAGCTAAAGACATTTTAAGTTTGCCTTTATATACCATACCAAGTTCTTCTAGAATTTTTCTGCTATCTTCTTCAAGAGGTAACATATCACCTCCAAAAACAGCATCGGCAATATTCCACAAAAGATAACGGTCAGACTGTAACCATTCAACAGCGGTTTCAAGTGTGGGTCGTAAAAAACCTTCTCGCCATTCTTGATATTGCCCAAACTTTTTATATGATTGTGTTGGATCTTCTGAATATGCTTCCTTAGCAAAGTAAGGTGGTGATGTAAAGACCAAATCCAGTTTACCTTTATGCTTTTGGAAGTTTGGATCATCTCTTATAACCTCTGATCCTAGTTGATAGATTTCTGTTTCTGTATGGGAGTGTTCATCTGCCCAGAGTCCGCCTTTGTTAACATTCTTACGATAGAAATCAGCGACTTCATGATATTTTGTACGATTAGAAGTGGTGTTATGATCAGTGTTAGGATCAGTCCCAATATAAAGAATATGACGGTCATCCCGAACAGACATAGCACCGAGAAGCCTCCCAGACCAACCACTAGAAGGATCATAAATGCGGATAGTAGGTTGTCCAACCAAGTGCTGAGTAAATTTTTCATATAGGTACTTTGCTGTTAGTGGTGGAAAATTTACAGCATACTGACAGAATGAAACACGAAAAGCTTTTAGTCCAACTGGAAATAATTTTTGTTTAAACTCATATGGACGAATTTGATAATGTTCTGATTTGCTATAATCAACATTAGTTTTACATTTTTCTGGTATATCTAATTTCTCTATATCATCTTTATGTATAATGAGATATTTTTGATTTTTTAATTCTTCATTGTAACCAGTATACTCTTTGTCTATGTCTTTTGGTTGGAGCCAATAGTCCCATTTTTCTTGCTTCCTAAACTCCTTCTCGAATTCAGTAATCCATATAACAGCGTCATCGGATACAGGAAGATATCCATAACACTCAAGCTGGTTCGATTTAGCAACAGAAGAATAATGGTAAAAAGAATCACGTTTAAAATGACGGGTAGCGTATGTGATAAAAGTTCCAAGTAATTCATCCTTTGCAAAAAAATCGTAAATTGATTTACCATCATCTTTTTTCGTATAGTTAATACGAGTTTTCATCATGGTAGGAAACCATTGATTGACGGCATTACCTACTACACTTGTGTTTCTAATTACATCTTTTTCGCCTGTCAATTCATCAATTACTTCAAACTTATGTACAGGGAAAGAATGCATCTGATTGAATTGTTCTATGATTTCTTGTTCATCATAGCCAACTCTTGGCGGAAGATTATGATTATCCCACAAATCTACAACAGTCCTACGAAGGTCAATTACCCATTGACGAAATTCGTCTTTGGACATCCAAAGAACTTCTTCAAAGTATTTATTGACTGATGAATCTAATAGTTCACGATTTTTTTCATAAAACCATTTCATGATAATATTGTCTCTTTAAGATTTTTGTCTGTCACTACATCAACAACTAGATGTATTCTATCTTCATCGCCTTCGTTGATGACCGTGTGTGGTTTTCTCGTATCAAGTACCCAACACTCACCAACTCTCATGTTTACTTCTTTTTTATTTCCTGTTGGTTCCCAGACCCCGAATTTAACTTTTGAATTAGTTCTGATAGGGAAATGCAACCTAGACAAATTATTGATATTAAGACCAGAATCTGGATCCACTTGGTCTGTATGGCGGGTAAGCTCACCACCGCCAGGAGTAAGGCGCATAAATCTAATACGATGTAATTCCGCATCGCCCAAGAAACTAAGGAGTTTCTCAACTTCTGGAAACTCCTGGCGAAGGAATGTATCTTGTAAGTAAAATTCTTCATCTTTGTGTTCCTCTTTCCATTTCTTACTCATCTCAACTGGTTTTTCAATACGCATAATATCTGGTGTATAGCCACGCAGAGATATTGCAGACCAAGATTTTTTCTTGTTGTAGTTGCTATAATGATTTTGGAATTTAATATTTAGGTTTTCCAACCTAGCTGCAATTTTTTCTATAATATCAGAATTAACAGGAACACGCAACTGTTTTATGGCAATCTTTTCTACTGGGTCAACAAATGGAAATGTTGTTGGTATTAGTCCTTGTTTAAAATAGATACCATAGATTTCTCCAAATGTTGTAATTTTACTACCGACATAATCAAAGTAGTTTTGTGCAATCATTCTGGTAGTTTTATCTTCAGCCCAAACATATAACCAAGTATTACCTTCTGCTTGTTTACAAACATCTTCAATGTAATCGTCAGTACCACGAAGCTTGGTAATAACACAATCACCTGGTGTTTTGGTTCCAATCGTTATGTTTTGGTACATAGTAATAGGAGAAGATTTACTTACTTTAGTTTGAACGTAAGAGCCATCTGCATGTATGTGCAAATGTCCTTTGTGTAAATCTTCTGCTATGTTATTTTTCTTGTATTCAGCAAAAGGTGAATCTGCAAACTTGTTGTATGCTGCGTAAAGAGATTCAACCGATTTGAGGTAATCCAGTTCGTACCCGTGCTGCCAATCTTTCATTTGCTTTCCTATAACGGTGAATTAGTTTGTCTTTTTTCTTCTTAGCTGTTTGTAGTGCTAATGGTTTTGCTTTACT